CGTTCTGATCTCCAGACTCGGCAAGCGCAGAGGTAGTGCCAAATTTATCAGCGGCCAGCTTGAGTTTTTCAGACATGGACAGTGTGCTTTTGTCACCTAGTCTTAGATCATTGAGGTAGTTCTTTATGCCTTCCCGTGAGGCTTCGCGGGTTCTAGCTAGACTTTTTTCTGCTTCATTAGCTTCTTTTGTGCTATTCGTAATCCTTATCATATCCGAACTTAACGCCCCCATAGCATCGGCCAGTTCTTTACTCCCTACAGCGGCGGTTGTAACAACTATATCTGCTACAGTCCCGCCGCCGCCCTCTTTCATGGCCGCGTTCAATTCCTTTAACCATCGAGAGTCTTTGCCAACGATTGCACCAAGGGTATCATTTATGCGTTTCTTGCTGGCCTCAAGCAGTTTATCTGGGTGTTGCATATCGGCTATCCTGCTTATCCCTGAACGGGTTGCGGGGTTTGACAAGTTCTCTAAAAAATTAGCGGCAAATGCCCCTGACCCTCTTCTATCGCGATTGACAACAGTGGCATTGGTTATCCCTACGTCCTCAGCTAGACGTAAGTTAAGGCTACTCTCCTTTAACAGTCTAGCTGTCTCCTCGGTGGCGTTGGCTATTCTTTCCTCTTTTTTGGCACTCTCTCTATCCTTTTCAGCCATGAGCGCACTAATACCTGCCAACCCCGCCGCTACTCCCAAACCTCCCCCCATTAGCGACAGGGAAGACACACCAGCGGCTTTTACTAGGCTTTTGGCTATAGCTTTGGATAGGCTGTTAAAAATCTGATTCTGCAAGGAATCTCCAAATGCTTTAAGGGCATTTCCCCCCGTAAGCCCAGCCTTAATACCCGCCGCTACTGAGTCTTTAGTCTGTATCTCTATGGCGGCGGCTGTGTCAGTGCCTATACCGCTTTCTGAACCAAGACCCCACGGGGCATCAATTATTATCTTCAAGGGCGTTTCCATCACCTTTTGAAGACGCTTGTCCAGTTTAAGAGTCTCTTTTTCTAAGTCAGCAATGGCCGTTATAAGTATTTTTGCCTTGTCGCTTAACTTGCCAAAGTCATAATTTTCTTCTAATACATTCTTGCCATCAGCAAGATCAGAGATCATCTGCCCAATCATTGAGCCAATGCCTGATATATTGCTGGCTTGTGTCTCTGCCGCTAACTGAGATTCCAAAGATATTGCCGCCAGCCCGTTGGTAAACATCTCAAAATCTATGGCCGCTCTGTCCAGAAGTTTGTATTTTACCAACACGTCAGCAAGGGACGTTACGACCTTGTTGCTGATGGTTTTTGATAGCCTATCCCAAGAATTACCCATTTCTTTAACGACTATTAACTGCTCTCTACTAATGGCGGGGGCTTTAGCCATCTCTTCATTCAACGCCGTGGCATCTTTCAGCATTGGGGCGAGGGCTAGGAACTTTCGCCCCTCATTGCCACCAAAAACGGTGTCGGCAAAATGAACTGCCGCATCTCCAGAGGCATCCAGTGCTTTAGCGATTGCGGACAACTGCCCAACCATGTCCAATCTGTTCATCTCTGTGGCGTTGATGCCGATCAGCTTAAACGCTTCAGAAATGTCTCCCGCTATGTTGCCCTGCCCACCAGCTTGGTTAAATAGTATGATCTCTTTTGTTGCATCCCCGATTTTCTCTTTTAATTCAGCCGCAAAGCCGCCCATATCAGAAAAAGCGTTTCTGGTTCCTATCTCCCTGAATGCCAGCGCGTCCAACTGTTGAAGCTGTTCAACAGTGGCGCCAGTTACTTTGGAAGTTACCAGAAGCCGTTTAGATAGCTCACTGGCTTTTGCTGATAGGGCGGACAGGGCAATAGTAGTTGCCGCCACGGTAGCTGTGGCAATGGCGGCTGATCTAGTTACAGACGATAAACCCTTATTAACTGAGGAAAACGCGCCCCGCGTTTTATCAACAGCTCTAAGGCTAAACTTAACATCGGGTAAACCTCCAGCGGCCATCTATCTATCTATCCTCTTCTGCTTGATGCTAAAATAAGCAATCCACCCGTAGTACTCTGCAATGTTCATATCCTGTACCTCGGCCAGCGTCACATGGAGCGACTCAGCCAAGGCGTACAGGTTGTAGAGTTCGGGTTCCTCTACTTTTTTTCCGCTATCTCCAAGTTGATGTCATCGGCTGAGTTCATCGCGTCAATGATCCGGTGAATCACGCGGGTGTCTGCTCTTTGCATCAGTGACCGCTTGTTGACAGCACCAAAAAGGGGTTCCCCGTCAACGTCCAATGCTCTCATTATCAACATTTCGACTAACGCCTCAGTCTCTTTATTATCCCGTTGCAGATTGATTAACTTTTGCTGTTGTCTGAGCGTCAGGGAAGGGCGGTAAAATACTGATGCTTCCCACTCTGGCACCTCGATTTCCTGCAGTGCGCCAACAATCGCGTCCTCATAATGCTTTGTAACTTTATCAATAAACATGGTGATCTCCGTTGTGTAGGTGTGCAACCCTAGCCCCCGCCACAGGGAGATCAGGAGATGTGAGGGCTAGGACTACACAAAACTTCACTACGCTACTGTAGCGCGTGTTAATGCTCCTGACCCTGTAAAGTCAAAATTGATTTCTGCCATTCCACCAACGCTGGCACTCTCGCCTCTGCTGGTAACGGTGGCCGTTCCTTGCATGTAGTCATCACCAGACTCAGCACCCTCAAACGCGAATGTGACCGTGACGCTTGCGCCAATGGTCAAGGCATCTTGTTCTGTGTCTGTTTCGTCCAGAAATGCCGTGGCGTTTCCGCTCCAGCTTGTCTGTCCTAAAGCGTGAGTAGTTGCCGTAGCGATTAAATTTGTGGTGTCAATAGTTGCCGCCGTTTCTGTAACGCTCCAACTTTTCAACTCTGAAATTGATGAAGACGTTTGAACCGTACCGCCAATGATGACGTACCCTTCTGCTCCAGTGTGCGTGGCGATAGTATTTACTCCTATATTATATTATATTACGCGATAGTGGTGCGGGTTAACGCTCCAGTTCCGGTAAAATCAAAATTGATCTCTGCCATACCACCAACGCTGGCACTTTCGCCTCTGCTGGTAACGGTGGCCGTTCCTTGCATATAATCATCACCGGACGTAAAACCTTCAAACGCGAATGTTATTGTCAGGCTTGACCCTACAAGGACTAAATCTTGTGGCGAGTCCGTTTCGTCCAGAAATGCCGTGGCGTTCCCGCTCCAACTAGTCTGTCCTAAAGCGTGAGTAGTTGCTGTTGCGATAAGGTTGGTCGTGTCAATCGTTGCCGCTGTCTCTGTAACGCTCCAGGATTTCAACTCACCGATTGAGTTAGACGCATTTAGAGTTGCGCCAATTACAACATAACCTTCTTGCCCTGTATGTGTAGCCAATTTTATATACTCCTATATCGCCGCATCACTGTCTGCTTCGGCTGTGTTATAAATAACCTGAAACGTAAGCTCTATTGTTCCAAGTGGCTGACTACCGCCGTCCTCTAGAGCAATCTCGGTTGTCACTAATTCCAAATCTTTAGCCGTCCCGCCAAGTGTTACATCGGCTTCAATAGCTTCCTCAACCTCTTTTGAGATCAAGTCTAATGTGTCATCTAGTCCAGATGCCGCTTTAGCAACCCCCATTATTACCAGATCTACTGTGCGCTCTTTGCGCCTCGGTGATGTCAGCGAAATGTACTCTGACGTTTCACTTTTGGTAAATACCAAAAGGCAGGGTAGTTTGCTCTCTTCTAGGGGGTAACTTCTCCCGCTAAAAACATTCGTTCCTGTCGTAGTCAATCCTGTTACTGTTGTTTCCGCGTCTTCGCGTAGCTGTTGCCTAATGTGGTTAGCCATTACACGGTTTCCAGAATCAACATTGTGGTGCCATAACCTGAATCTTGAACCCCGCGAACCGTATAGGCCACGGAGTCAGATGTCAGCAAGTCTCCATGCGCCGCTGATGACACGTCTGTGGTGGCACATACAAAGATCGGGGCTGAAGTCTCTACCCCTTCAATCTCTATGTACTCAGTCCTCAGACTCCCGTTGATCGTCACGGCACTTTGACCCGCGGCGGTATAAGTACTCGCAGTTCCAAAAGCGTCCGTGTCGAACATCTCGGTTAAGTCATTGGCGACCCAGAAAGCCATGTTTAGATCATTGTCACAAGGCAAGCATACTGCCAGTAGCCATAACCAACATTTCTCCAAGTATCCACACCATACTGATGGGCATCGTTGTCGAATTCGTATTCTGAACCTTCAGCCTTGGCTTTAATCACAACTTCAGTTTCCTGTTGTCGGATGAAAGGACTCATTGAGCCATCCATACGGAACACAGCAAACTTATCAGTCCAAGTCAGACGAGGGTTAGATACAACCGTAACATCTAGTCCAACAGGTAACTGCTCAGTTAAGCCGGTACCGCGTGGTGATGTGATGGCGTTCATCGCCACATAATGCAAGGCAACTGGAACCATTACCAAAAACTTCTGGCCGTTCTCGTTCATTGGCTCACCTTGGTTATCTTTAAAGGATAGAATCTGCGCTACACCCTTGAGGATACTCTGTTGCATTTCTTCAACTGATGGGGCAGTGGTTGTTCCAGCGGTAGCAACAGGCAGTGCGGAAATATCCACAGTGATGTCGTTATCCTGTGAACCGGAATCGCCCTCGCTATGATCAGTATCAAAGAAGAACTGACCATCATAAGCGTTGGTGCTTTCACCATCAGTAATCAACGTACTCAGCAAAGAAGCCCAATGTGAATTGGTCCTCATTGCTAACTCGCGGATTCTGACCATTACTTGACCAGTTTTATCACGTCTTAGCTCACGCAGTAACACATCAAGAGTTGCCTCATAATGCTTGTTTGTGATTGTCAGGCCGTTACCAGTGAAGCCTTTGGCATTTCTGCCGCCGACCCACTCACGCATGGCTGGCGATTGACCAATCCATTCGTAAGTTTCACTGTCTTGGTCTGATGTGAAAAGCATGGATAAAGGTTCAACCCACCCGTTGCTTGCGTCTACATCGAGGGTTTTAAAGAACTCCCCGATGATCGCTCTACTTCCTAATTTAATAGCACTCATAATTTAAGCCTCTTGCGCCCATGTACCAACTTGGTTAACAACAACCCACCCTGCAGCGTTACCGGCACCGGATGAAATACGAACCAAGTCACCGCGTTGTTGCGTTGCTTTGGTGTTGATGTGATCTTTGTCATCCGTTCCCGCGATATCTGGGGCGTGAATGCTATCAGAAGCATTGGGGGAAATGCTAACTTTCAACGTACCATACCCGCCCATGCTGACAATCGTGCAATCAACTGGAGTCGCAACTGCTGGCAGTGTGATAACTACAGCATCAGTGTCTACAAAGATTACCTTGCCGTTGTCTTGGATGTCCAACGTGTAGTTGGCGGCTTTAGTTTCATAATGAAGTTTTGAGCCATATTCCAGATAAGGATCTTTGTCCTTGGTATCAAAGGCAACAACACCTTTACCTGCCGAAACGTGTCTGTGATAACGGCCAACGTAGACATTGTCAACAGCAACGAATGTAAATGTGTCATCATCAGAAGCGTAGACAGGCTGACCAACATCAGTAATGACGGAACTAGTTACAGACAACTCGATCATACCCTTACGGCGAACCCGTACATTAATGTCAGCGGCGGCACCAGAGGCATTGTCTGCTTTCTGTTCTGCGAATCCCACGAACTCGTCAAGAGTAGCAAGGGGGCGGGCGTGGCCGGTTGCGGTAACCATACCAACTGCGGCACCTTCATAGATGATGTCAGACGCAATAACTGCGTACTCTGCACGATCACCTAATTCATAGGAGCGGGGTGAATCTGCGGCTAATGTAGCCATAATTATTTACCTCTCAAAATGTGAATATCACCATCGGCATAGTGGCGGGTAAACGCTTCAAATGCTTCATAGTCTGCGAACTCCTCACGTAAGGAACTGTCGCGTTTCCACTTTTCCTCGTTGCTCAGATTTTCGGGAACTTCTACAGGTTCTGCGGCAACCACTGGCGTGATCGCTTCGGCTCTGTGTGTTTCTAGCTGTTTAGCTTGGGTGGCCTTAACTGCGTGTAGTACAGCAACTGCCGCATCTGCACCAGTGGAGACACCATCGTATAACATGGACTGAATAACGTCCTCGTATCCCACCATTGATTGTTCTGAAACCGCTTTAATACGGCCAACCTCTTCGGCGCGAATCTGTTTTACCAGATCGGCGTGATTAGAGATCAGAAAATCATAGGTGACTTCTTCTCTTTTTTCTGTCATTACTGACCCCTTTATTGAAAGGATTGATAAAGCCTCTTCTGGTGCGTTAATATAACCATAAGAGGATATGTCTGCTCTCGCGGCTTGTGACTCGTCTGCAATAACCTCTGCAAAACCAAAGTTTAACGCTTCGTTAGCATCCATCCACGTTTCAGCTTCCATCATCTGGTCCAGATCTTCAGTGGATAGACTTGAATGCCGTTGATAAGCCTTGACAAGATTTGCCTGTAGCTTATCAAGTAAATCTGCTTCTTTTCTCAGTTCGCCGGAGTTACCCACCACCATCGTGAACGGTTTGTGGATCATCAGCATAGCGTTCTGGTTCATAACAATTTCATCAGCAACCATCGCAATGACGGAAGCCATAGAAGCGGCCACGCCTTCAATCGTTGCCCTGATGGTGGCTGTCTGTCTGGCTAGGGCGTTGAAGATTGCCCAGCCTTCCATAATAGAGCCACCACCGCTGTTGATTCTCAGGTCTATCATGCTGACATCTTTCGGTAAGTCTCTTAATTCGCCTACGATGTCCCGCACGTTAGCTGTGCCGTGTTGCGAAATTTCACCGAAAATGTCGATTTCCGCTGTGGTTCCGTTTACGTGTAAATTAAAATAGTTATCCATTGTCATTCTCTGTTGGTTCGGGCGTGACTAAGTCACCATCATATCTGTCAATCTTTGACAATCTGGACATTTCAACTTTTAGCCTTGCCGCGTTTGTGTCAAAATCGCCGCCGTTAATTTTTAAGGTTTCTTCGGTGACTGTGGACATGCCCGCTTTAACTCTAGCGACTGCCGCCCTTATTTCTTTCATCTCATCAATCTGGCCGGAAGCGTCACCGGTCCAAACCGCGCCAGCCCAAGCCTTGCGGATTGCTGGATCATCAAAAAACCCATCAGCCTTAATCCTGCCATTAAGGATAGCCTCTCGTAGCCATTGATTGTAGACAACAGTGCAGAGATTATCAGCCAACCACTTTCTGCGACCCATGTAATAACGCCACGCTTCTAATAAAGAAGCCCGTGATGCTGAATAGCTCGATGAAAAATGTTTAATCAAAATTTCGTAGGGAATCTCTAGCCCTGCGCCGATCTGTCTCAGCACTGACATTACAAAACCATCAAAGGCCGTGTTAGGGCGTGATGGATTAACTGTTGTGTCTACGACTTCATTGGGTAAAGTCTCAACAATGGACATTTCACCGGCATTAACTTCGATGTCTAAAGATTTACCGTCAGAATCGGTGGTTTCGGTGAGTAAACCTCCATCGTTCTCAGTCTTGAGGAATACCGCGAACATCCCGCACACTACCGCCGCATTTAACTCTGCGTCTGTGTAACGCTCAAGCTGTTTCAAATGGTCGATAACTGGGGCTAGATCAGGAACACCTCGGTTCTGGTTCGGGCGCAACTGTCTGAATAGGTGGATTAGGTTAGGTCTGCCGCTAGGGGTGTTAGCCTGTACAACGTCCCACTCGTTCCCATCAGAGGCAAAATATCCTGCGTATGGATGAGTCTTAGAGATATGATACGCCAGCGGCGCACCAAAGGAATCACGCTCAATACCGCCTGACAGCGTGGAACTATCAGAGATATTGTCGCTATTCCGCACCCTGTCAGCTTCGACAAGTTGCAATCTAAGATTATACGGATCACCTTCTTTCTCTACTTCAGGTAACAAAATAAAAACATCACCTGATTCCAGCACACTACGTAAAGCTAATTCTTGTATACCATAAAAATTGAGGCGGTTGGTCACATCGCAAGACGTGGACTCTGCCCATAATTTAAACTCTTTTTCGGTGGCTGTTTGCCACTCGCTCGCCGCTTCTTCGCTGATTCCCAGAGTGACGTGATCGACATTAGACTGAAGTTTTAAGCCAGTTCCGACTATTGACGTTACCTTTGTATTGATCACCCCAAGGGCAAGCGGGTTATCCCGTATCAAATCCCGTGATCTGTCCCGCAAAAGTTGCAGG